ACGGGTAACAATAACGTATTTACAAACACAATTGTTGATAACGGCCAGCTGAATAACTCTACTGGTAACAACGACGTCTTTACTAACTCAACTATTGATGATTCACTATTCAATAATGTTACTATTGAAGGTGGTACTGCTAATAACCTTATCCTTACAAACATCGAAATTGATGAGTTGGTTCTTGAAGATGCTGTAATTTCTAACTCAGAAATTTATGACACATCTTTTGCCAATGGCACAATCGACAATTCAGTTATTTCTGGCAATACTCAGATCTTTGACGTTGATATCGCTAACGCTGACATCCGTGATACTGATCTTGATAACGTTACAATAACAAATTCAATTTTTGCGAATGGTTTCATTTGGGATACTGTAATCTCTAATTCTGAAATCACTGATACGACTGCAAATAATATTGTTATTACTAATTCAGAGTTTAACGATGGTACTGCAAACAATATTGCAATTACAAACTCCGACTTCTCAGACGGCACTGGTAACAATAACGTATTTACTAACCCAACATTAGAAGATGCTACTTTAACAGGTTCTATGAACAATGTTGAAGCAACAAATATCAATATTACATCTTCCACTGCTGACGGTTTAACACAACAAAGATCTACCATCAGTGATTCTGATCTTGAAGAAGTTAATATTTCAAATTCAACCATTGATGAATCAACACTTGTTGATTTTGATATGGAAGTTAACAAAGTCTTCGAGGCTCCGATCGACGAAGATAGCTGGTTTGCATTAAAGAATGTTAAAACTGGCGAAACAGAGCGTATGACATATCGTCAGCTTTATGACGAGTTCTCAAGAAAAACAGATAAAGCTCTTAAAGTTCACGTCGATCCAGGTGGTGATGATTCATATCCTGGCACAATTCTTCAACCAGTTCGCACTCTTAAAAGAGCTTCTGAACTAGCTATTGAAAAAGCCGGTGGTAATCCAAACCGAAACGATATTAATAACGCAATTCATATTTCTTGTGGTCCTGGTACTTATTATGTAGATGAGCCAATCGTTCTTCCAGATGATTGCGCAATGACATCTACAGCTGGTCAGTATGCTACTGTAATTCAGAAGAAACCAGGTTGGGAAAGAACTAACGGTGTCCTAGTTGGATCTGGTTGTTACGTTCAAGGTTTTGCATATATGAACTTTGAGGTTGATAACTTCGACCAACCTGAAGGCGGTTTTGCTATTGCTTACCGTCCAGGTGCTTTGATGAGAAGATCTCCATATATTCGAGACAGCTCTCAGTTATCAAACTTTAACCGTTTAGATGTTGAACCACCTCTAAATCCATTTAACTCTAAAGGTACAATTCTTGACTTAGGCCAAGAGTTTTATTTAGAGCCAGGTCATAGCCCACAGTCACAGTTTGAACTTGACGATGAAGTTACATTCTCATCTGGTGCTTCAGGTTATATCTCATATATTGACGATATTGATTCTGCTCGCCAGATCTATATTCGTAACTTAAAAGGTAACGTAGAAGTTGGAGACATTATTTACGCTCAGCGAGGCGGTACAGGTACAATTGAAAGCATTGGTATCGACGACTTCCCAAATAGATTGGTCGGTCGTGGTGGTGGTTGTCTTCTAGCTGACCGTGCTGTACTAGATACAGACTCACTTTATACATACGTACTATGTTTCGGTTTCACACCTCGTACTCAAAACGGTACAGGTTACGTTGCTAAGAACGGTGCTGGTGTTAACGGTATTGGTTCATTGTCAATCTTTACACGTCAGGCATTCTTTGCTCTTGACGGTGGCCAAATGACATTGAACAACTCAGGTTCACAGTTTGGTGACATCTCAATGAGAGCACGTGGTAACACAGTTATCATTAAACCAGCTGAAGCAAATGAAAATAATATCGTAGCTAACACCGCTTTTGCTGATGTTCTTGAAGAAAGAAAAGCAGACATAGTCGATGACATGATCGACTACCTAACAGCAAATACAACAACCGGTTATAATGGAAATCCAGGTCTTGGCTATCAGGGTTATAATGCTGATAAGTGTTATAGAGATACTGGAATCATTGTTGATAACACCGGTTACGATATTGCAACAAACTCTAACTACTGGGGCCGACTAAACGGCATTACATATCGTTCACCAATCTCATACGTAGTTGTTAACGAGCAGCTAACAGAAACCGTTGGCTCAATTGAGCACCTTAAAGATTCAATGGATTTCATCTTTGAAAATACAACTCAAGATGTTAGAGATAGAGTTGCGGTATCAATTGATGAAACTCTTAATGTTCTACAAAATGGCGAAGAGCATGCTAGCCCAATTATCTTTGCAAATACTGGCAACGGTCCAGCAGTTGCAGCTCGTGAATTAGTACAAGATAACCGAGAATTCATCATCGAAGAATTCATTGATTGGTTAGATAATAACGAAGAATTTTATGCATACGACTCAGTTAAGTGTAAGCGTGATGTTCGCGAATACATTTTACCTGCTGTTAAATATGACACTTTATTAGATACAAATTATAACTCAGTTACAGCTGGTAATGCATATTACTTTAAAGCAGCTAAGAACGTAATTGGCGCCCAACGTGAAGAAACCGTTGCAGCTTATGAAAGATTACGTAATACAACTGATGATTTAGTACAAGCTAACTCAGCATCATTTGCTGTTGAAGCATACTCAAAGTTCAACGAAATTGTTGATATTCTCAAGTTTGAAGGTGATAAGTTTACTCCAACTGCAGTAGATTACACACCTACAACTGGCGAATTTATAATGACAATTGAAAATCATGGATTGGAAGTTGGAAGATATATCTTGCTTTCTCCTGAGTCATTTACATTTACTTGCGACACAGATGGCAATAAATTAGAACTTAAGCACCCACGTAAATCAGATCCAGCGTTTAAATCATTGTTACCAATTACAGCAGTAACAACTAATACTATTACGCTTAATGTAGGATCAACAGGATACAACGGTGTACATACACTTAAAGAAGTTGCCGATGACGCAGTAATCGTAATTGGATCAGAAATTACATTTAGTGATGATTCAAATATTCCAGCTAACCGCCGTAATGCTCGTAAGCAACTTCAAGCCAACCGTGAATTCATCCAAGATTATATGATGAACTGGGCTGACAACGAGTGGTTCTTCTACGATAGTAAGAAATGCCAGCGTGATATGAAGGATTACATTGTACCTGCAGTTCTAAGAGATATGCAGACTGGTACAAACTTCAACTCAATTCAATCTGGTATTGCTTATCGTCAAGGTATCGCAAAAGTTGCAGTAACAGATCAACTTACTGAAACAATCGGTGCGATTGATTTCTTAAGACAAGAAACAGCGAATACTGTTTCTGATCCAGTCGTAATTCAAAGAATTGATGACGGTTACAATGAAATCATTAACATCGCCAGAAATAACAGCAAAAAGTACACACCAACTGATGCAACATATGATCCACTAACAGGTGTGATGGTGGTAACAATTGGTGCTCATGATTTCCAAATCGGTGATACTATTATCATTGAAAAAGAAGGTATGACTTTTGAGTGTGGTTCCCCAGCTGAAGAAATTTCTCACCCAAGAGTTACAGATCCAGCTTATAACACTCCACTTGCAATTACAGCTAAAAGCTCTACTACAATTACAGTAAATGCAGGCGATGCAAATGGTTATACCGGAGCTCATACTTTTGTAAGCGCAATTCCAAACGCTATTAGAGAAGCAGACATCTACAATGGTAAGTTTACTCCTACTGATGTAGCTTATAATCCAATCAGCGGTGACATGACTCTAACTATCGGTCAGCATAATCTTCCAGTTGGTAAATGGGTTAGCATTGACGATATGAGTATCACTCTTTCATGTCAAAATGCTAATAGCGAAATTATCGAGATTTCTCATCCTCGTCCAACAGATCCTGCGTTTAGACAGCCTGTTCGTATCATGGAAGCAACCGCAACAACTATTAAAGTTAACGTTGCTAATGCTAATGGATACGCTAATAACCATACATTTGTAAGTGCAGATGTTGGGTGTATCGATTCAAATGCAATTTACTGGACAGATCCAGCTAAGATCGATTCATTCCATACTCCAAACCTTGCTACTTACGATCCAGTAACTGGTGATATGGTAATCACACTTCCAACAGGTCACGGATTTACAACAGACGATCATATCGAATTCAAACCTGGAAGTATGACATTTAGTTGTGCCAATGGTGCATCAATTGAAGAAATTAGTCACCCACGTATTGGTGAGCCAAATTACATGATGCCACTGGCAGTTCTTGCAACAAGCAACACAACAATTACTGTAAATCCAGGTGATGCAGGTGGTTACGCTAATAACCATACATTTGTAAGTGCTGAAGAAGGTGCAGTAATTAAAATGCCAGCGGGTGTTACTCGTCAAGGTAGATTTGCAGCTGATAAGTTAAAGCAAAATAGAAAATTCCTACAAGACGAAGTTGATGCTTGGATTAGAGACAACTACTTCGTTTACAAAGATGATCTTTGCTTCAGAGATACTGGCTTGATACTAGATGCTGTACGTCGTGATATGGCGACAGGATCTAATATCAACTCAATCTTTGCTGGATTCGCATATCGTTCCGGTAACGCAAGTGCAACCGAAGTAATTAACAACCAGTTAACAGAAACTGTTGGTTCAATTACTTGGTTGAAAGGTCAAGTTTATAACAACATCACAAGCGCAGATGCTACAGCAGGCGCAAGATCCGATGCAGCATTTGATGAAATCATCGACATCATGCAAAACGGAAATGGTGCAGCTGATCCAATTAACTTTGGTACAGCATATGTTTCATCCCATGCTTTACAAGCTCGCGAAGCTCTTCAGGCCAATAAAGCATTCCTTCAAGATGAAGTAACAGCTTGGATCGCAGCTAACCATCCAGATCTATCTTACAACGTAGCAGATTGCGAAAGAGACTTAGGATACTTTATTGATTCTGTTTCTTGGGATGTTCAGCACGGTTCAAATGCTGCAACTCTTAAAAATGCAAGACTTTACTTCGATAATGCAGTAGGTGTCTTGGCTGAAGATGAAAAGCCAGTTACTGCGGCAGCTTATAAGCACATTGCAGACTTGGCAGGTCAAATTGTTAGAGAAGAAGAAATTCAAGCGCCAGATCAAGGTGTATCTACTCAGACATTTAACTCAGCTAATAATGCTCTTACACCAACAAATGCTACTTACGATCCAGTAACAGGTGTAATGGAAGTAACAGTTGCTAGCCACACATTAGAAATTGGCGATTACATCGTAATTGAAGAAAGTGGTATCACATTCTCTTGTGGATCTCCAGCGCAGAATATCTCGCACCCAAGAGCAACTGATCCATATTTCAATACACCAATCAAAATTGATGCAGTGACAGCAACAACATTTACTGTACAAGTTGGTACTGCTCAAGGTTATACTGAGCCTCATACTTTTGTAAGCGCTCTATCAAATGCTATTAGACCTTCAATTGCTCCAAGCGTAGCAAAAGAAGTTGTTGACTTATTCGAAGCAATTGGTAATATTGTATTAGAAGATAACTTTACAGAAACATTTACAAACGCTGGTTATGGAATGGGAATTCCACAAATCAAAGAACCAGCCTTAACTGGTACTGGTTATAATGCAAATGTAAATGCAGCTTATGAGAAAGTATTAGGAGCAACACCTAAGTATCAGAAAGAAATTATTGATTACATCAGAGAAGAATACAATGGTTTAGCATATGACACTGAGCTTTGCTACAGAGATGTTGGCCTACTAGTTGATGCGGTTACTGAAGATATGGAATATGGTGGCGATGTTGCAACAACAAATGCTGCTTCATACTACTTTGAAAATGCGGTTAATATTCTTCCATATGATCAGAGAGTTCCTACCAGACTAGCCTTCGAGCACCTCGCTAGTGTTGCTGAGGACGTTGTACAAAATACTGTGGTTACACCAACTACTGGAAACACAACCTCTCAGATCACCACTGGTAATGCTGCGAACGCTTCAACAGCAACGAGAGCAGCAGGTCTATTCAATGTCATATCTGATGTAGTAGATAATAGATTAATAATCCCAGACTACTCTGGTTCTCTAGATATTACTCAGCAGACACCAGAACCATTACCAACAGCTAACACTGACATTGCTCCACTTATTGAGCCAAGCAGAACATATGCTCGTAAGTCTCTTCAGATGAACAAAGCGTTTATCCAAGATGAAGTGGTGGCATTTATCAATGATAAGTACTTTACTTATGATGAAAATAAATGTGCTAGAGATGTTGGTTATATCTTAGATGCAGTTAAGCGTGATATTCAAACTGGATCTGATTACCCAAGTAAGTATGCAGGTCGTGCTTATAGAGCTGGTAACGCAGGAACAGATATTGTAATTAATGAACAGCTAGCTGAAACAATTGAAGCAATCAAATATCTAAGAAGAGATATTGAGCCAAGACTTGCTGGTACAGCATTATCAAGAGCTACTGCAGCATTTGATAACATCATCACTATAATGAGAGATGGAACCACAGGCTTAACTTATTCAAGCTTTGGCACAGCCAATGTTGGTAACAGTGATGCCGCAGCAACAGACGGCTTGCAATTGAATAGAGCATTCTTGGCTGCTGAAGGTAAAGCACACTTCGAACAAACATATGCATCACTTTGGGCTAGCTTAACAGTAGCACAAAGAGATAAGTGTGAAAGAGATATTGGTTACATGGTTGACGCGGTATCATTTGATATTCGTCACGGTTCTAATGTTTCAATGAGAGACGTTGCAAGACTTTACTTTGAAAACGGAACATCAGTTCTTCCTGCAAATCAAAAAACTGAAACTGCAGGTGTATTTGCTCATGTTGCAGATGTTGCAAGAAGAGTTGTTCTTAAACAGACAGTTACTCCAACACCGGGTAATGGTGTATCACAAGTAACATCTGGTTTTGGTAATGTTGTAACAGGAACAGGAACAGAAGTTGAAGATCTATTCAACGTTGTAACAAACTTAATCACTGAAGATTCTCTAATTAATATGCCAGCTGCTCAAGAGCCAAATGTATTGGATCCAGCAGCAGTTAACTATGATTACGAATCTGAAGTTGCGGTGGTTGATGGACGTAAATCAGCACTAGCAACAGGTGTTAACAAATATCTTCAAGATACATTTGACTACCTTGAGTATAACTCAGTTAAATGTCGTAGAGATGTTGGCTATATGGTTGATGCAATTTCCCACGATATTCAATATGGTGGTAATGCAGCAATGTGGAATGCGGCTCAGATTTACTTCGTAAATATGACTAACCTGCTTCCATTCGATCAAAGAGATGCAACAAAACAAGCATTTACTCACATGGCTGAAGTAATGCATAAAGTTATCCGTAACGAAACTGTTGATCTAAGAATTGGTAGAACATATACTCCATCAACAGCAACTTATGATCCACTTACCGGTGAAATGGTTGTAACACTTCCAGGTGGCCATAGCTTAAAAGCAGGTGATTACGTAACATTCCCACTTGAGTCATTTACATTCTCTTGTGGATCTCCAGCAACAAACATTTCTCATCCAAGAGCAACCGATCCATATGCAAATGCTCCAATGATGGTTGAGTCAGTAACTGCTACTACGATCACGGTAAATGCAGGTAACGCTGGTGGATATACACAAACTCATACATTTGTAAGTGCAACTGCTAATGCAGTTCAAACAGTCTTAGGAAATACGGTTAAGCAAGATAAGTCTAACTTAACTGCAAGACGTGTTATTGCAATGGAAGCTAAAAACTTAGCTCTAATGGTTGCTGATATTGCTGACGACAATAACCCAGATAATCTACCAGCAAGAGTTGAACCGTTTACAAATTGGATGCCATCAATTGTTAAAACTGAGAAAGACCTTATTGATGATTCTCTAGAAACTCTAGTAACATCAATGATTAACTTTATCTCAACTGAATACAATGGTATTAGCTATCCTAAAGAGAAATGTCGCAGAGATGTTGGTATTATCCTAGATGCAATTTCACATGACGTTCAATACTGGACCAACTATGCAACTAGACTTTGCGCAAATATGTATTTTGATAATGCAACAAGCGTATTACCATTCGATCAGAGAGTTCAAACAGCTGACTTCTATGTTGAGATGGCAAACCTTGTAGCTAACGTAGTTATCGAGAATGCAGCAGGCCAGGATAACACAGGTGATCCAGGAACTACAGTTGAAGGTGAATGGGCAGCTGATATGGTTCGCATGATCGAGGAAGTAATTCGTAGAGATGGTCTAGATTCACTACCAGGAATTGTTGAGCCAGATACTTCTTGGGTTGAAGCAAGCAAACTTTGGGCAGCTGACGAAATTGATGCTAACCTAAATGAACTTGCTGATGATGTAACAGAATTTATTGCAGACAACTTTACAATTGTTGATTACAGCAAAGCAAAATGTCGTCGCGATTCAGGTTATATCCTAGATGCAATGAGCTGGGATTTGAACTACGGCGGTAACCTTGCATCTCGTTGGAATGCAGATTTCTACTACTGGAACAACGAACTACGTATTCCAGAAAATACTAGAGAGGCAACTGCTAAATCTTATCGCAAGTTGGGTGAAATCGCAAGTAAAGTTGTTGTCGGTCAATATCCTGGCCAGGCAATGAGACCAGAAACTGGCAGTGAAGAGCAAGAGAAGCAAGCATACGATCTTGGTTTGATTTTCTATAATGCACTATTCTACAACTCACCTAAGTATCTTGGCCCAACAATTGAGCCGAACTTTGAATGGGAAGAGAATAAGAAGTTTAAGTTTGCTAGAGATATTCTTGGAAATAATAAAACTAAACTTCAGCGCGAAGTTCAAAGATTTATTACTTCTGAATACAAGTTTATCGACCTACCGAAAACTTATCGTGATGCTGGTAACTTAATTCAGATTCTACAAAATGACTTTAGATTTATCGATCCTGCTCTAAACGTTGAAGGTTCTGATAAAGCTACAAGATCTTTTGTTGGCGCATTGTTTAATATTGATGCACAGCACGTATTCCCAGTATTCAATCCACCATCAACATTTACAGATTGGCGTAGATTGAAATTCAAAGGAACTGTTGCAAATTCAACAGCACGCGATGCATTAACTGAAATGAAACGCTGGGACGCATACATTATTCCAATAAATAACAGTGGTAATCGTTATGATGGAGAGATCTGGTATTGGACTGGTGTAGCATGGGCTTCAGCAGGAAACAATAACACAGATCTTCTAGATTCCTTCGTTGGCGCGTGGGAGGCAATGAGAGATTACATAAATAACAATGTCGCAGTCAATACAACGCAGAGAACAATGATAACCGAATTAATTGATAACGTACTTATTGATAGTGTAGTCAGACCAAACTTCTTGGTCTTTGGTTCATTGGTTGAATCAATTGCTCACCAGTTCAACGGTGCTTCAGCAGGTGTTAACAGAAACGCCCTACCATTGAACTTTAGAAACGTGGGTGCAGCAATTGGTGCAAATGCTTCTGTCCTATCAGAAAACGGTGGACGAATCAGATGGTCTGGCTCTGACGAATTAAACAACCAGTACTTCGCAAGAGGACTAAGAATTAATGGTAGAACAGGTCGAATCGAAGGTCGTCCGTTTACCTCATCCGTGAGAAAACTTGCAAGAAGGGCTTCTAACTCAAGGGCATCACTATAATGGCTATTACAACTATATCAACATCTCAGGCACCTGACGCCAAACCGGTCGCCAGGTCGTTTACACTAACGACCAATTGGCAAACTATGATAGAAGTGCCGAACTATGAAGTTCCTGAACTTGTGTTCGGCGGCTCTAACGTAGTTGAACCTGGTGTAGGCGAGGTTATTTCACCTTTAATGCTTTGTAACTTTACTGCTAATACAGTTGCAGTAGATGTTCGAACATACAGATACACTGAAAATGATACTTTCTGGATTGTAAGAAACTTACAAATTCCAGCTTATGACACAATCCCGCTTCCGCTTAATGGACAGTTCTTTAAATCTGGAGATTTATTAGAGCTTAAAGCTGGAGCAAATTTATCCGTCGACGCTACATTGTCGTTCACTCTGGGTCAATCGGAGGAGGATGACGTTTAATGGCTTTTCGTTCACTAAGTGGTAGCAAAATTGTAGGCCAGGGTAAGCCACAACAAACACCAATTACCCTGGATCCTAGCGTATACGAAGGCGCGATCGCTTATGGCGACGACGGTAATCTATACTTCTCAAATGGTACAGCATGGTTAGTCTTAGAAGACTCAGGTGGCGCTGTACAAGGTACTACAGGTATTCAAGGTGCCCAAGGTTTACAAGGTACTTATGGTCCAGGCTTCACTGTCGTTGGATCTGTTGCTGATGTAGATGTTGGCGGGGATCCTCAAGCAACATTAAATACAGCTTTCCCAAGCCCGACAACTGGTGATGCAGTTATCGATGAGGCAGATCAAGAGCTTTGGGTTTATAACGGAACAAGCTGGGCAAACGTTGGATCTTTTAGAGGCGTTCAAGGTTTTGATGGTCCTCAAGGTATTCAAGGTCTTCAAGGTGTTATTGGTGAAGAAGGTATTCAAGGTTCTCGTGGTTTCCGTGGTAGCCAAGGCTTCCAAGGTTTACAAGGTGATAGCGGTGTTCAGGGTACACAAGGTATCCAAGGGATGCAGGGTACTCAAGGCCTTCAGGGCGTACAAGGAGTGCAAGGTGTTCAGGGCGACTTAGGTATTCAAGGTACTCAAGGCCCACAATCAATTCAAGGTATGCAGGGAACGCAAGGCGTCCAAGGCGATACCGGCTTCCAAGGTTTTTCAGGTGACGATTCAGGAAGTGTATTAGAATTTAATTATCTTAGCGTAAATGCTGAAGCAGATCCTGGTCAAGGTAATATTATCTTAAATGAACCAGTAGCAAATACTTCAGATTTTGCTAATACAACACAAATGTGGATCGATGATTTAGATTCATATGGTGTAGATATTTCTGGTCTCTTGGCCTCAGTAGATGCTTCTTCATCTACTAATAAAGGTTATGCTAAATTAACCAAAAGAAATGAACCAAGCAAATATGTAATCTTCTCAGTTCAAGAGTTAACTGATGTATCAGGCTATTGGGAATTAGATGTTACTCATGTTGCTGGTACTGCTTTAAAATCAGATTTTAATGGTGCTCCTTTACTTGTTGATTTTTCTGTTTCCGGTGATCGTGGCTTCCAAGGTATTCAAGGCCCTCAAGGAACTACTGGTATCCAAGGGATGCAAGGTACGCAAGGAATTCAAGGTGTACAGGGCGTACAAGGACTTCAGGGCATACAAGGTGATACCGGCTTCCAAGGAACACAAGGTTTCATTGGTTACAGTGGTGGCTTAACATTTGATTGGACTTATAACAGTTCAACAACAGAAGGCTTCCCAGGATTAAATGGTTGGTTGCTTAACGATTCAGATGTTACTTCAGCTACAAGACTTTATATCGACGACTTAACAAACACGGGAAGACGCGTTGATGGACTGTTCGATTTTCTAGATGGAAGATTAAGCAATCCTAAAGGTCAAATCTTTATTAGAACACTAAAAGATACCTCAAGTGACGATTACGAATTCCTTATCTACAACTTCTCAAATTGGACTTGGAGTCCAACAGGAACAGGTAAAGACTGGGGTCACTTTGATATCGAATGGGTTGCAAGTAGTACATTAAATGGTACAGACTTAAGCCCAGGAACAAGCTGGACTCTTGGCGCCGTTCCAACCTACGGAACAACTACAGTATTTGATTTTATTCCATCTGGTGAAAAAGGTGCTCAAGGCGTTCAAGGGGCACAGGGTACCCAAGGTGTTCAAGGTGTTCAAGGCATCCAAGGTGATGTAGGTATTCAGGGTGTTCAAGGTTTCCAAGGCACGCAAGGACACCAAGGTGTTCAAGGCGATGTTGGTGTTCAAGGTTTCCAAGGTACTACTGGTTTCCAAGGAGCTCAAGGTTTCCAAGGCGCACAGGGTACGGTTGGTCACTATGGTGGTTTAACATATGAATGGAACTTCGCTAACAACGTATCTGGTGCTACAGATCCTGGTGTAAGTAACTGGAAGCTGAATAACTTAGATATTACTGCAGCTACAATCTTAACACTCGACGATATTCCTTTAAATAACTATACAAACGATGTTGATGAAGTATTCGATTGGTTAGACAGTATTCCTGGCGGATCAGGTTCAAAAGGTCTTATTGTTATAGAATCTTTTGACGATGGTAATGGTCCTAACGGTCATCACCAAGTAGTTTATGAATTTACTAACTTTACATGGGATGGCGCTGGTAAAAACTGGGGTTCATTTGATATTCAATACGTTGGACAGTACGGTCTACCAAATGATAGTTGGGATGAAGATGTTATTGGTGGCGGACATGGTCCTAAAACATTAATCAACTTCGTACCAAGAGGTGACGCTGGTGTACAAGGTCCACAAGGTGTACAGGGTCCGCAAGGTGTACAAGGTCTTCAAGGTTCTCAAAGTGTTCAAGGTATCCAAGGTGATACTGGCATCCAAGGCATCCAAGGCGTACAGGGTACTGAAGGTGCTCGCGACTTTACAGTCACTAACCTATCATCTATTGCATACGTAATTGATGGCGTTAACAACCCAGATCTAAATCTTCTAAGAGGATTTACATATAGATTTATCGTTAACGCTCCTGGCCATCCTTTCTATATTAAAACAGCTCCTTCAACAGGAACTGGGGATGCTTATAATACAGGTGTTACTAATAATGGTACGGATCAAGGCGTAATCACATTTAGAGTTCCAGGAAATGCTCCTGATACGTTATATTATCAGTGCGCTAATCACGGTCCTATGGGTGGTGAACTTCGTACTAGTGAACTTGGCCCGCAAGGTGTACAA